CCCTACCAACTCAAGGAACGAGACGTTCTAAAGGCGATACTTGCCTATCTCAAGGTGCATCGAGTGTTCCACTGGCGCAGCTCGACCGGGATGCTCACAAAGCCCTACAAAGGCAAGATGCACTACGTGCGCTTCGGCTCTTTGGGCTCTCCTGACATAATTGCAATCCACAATGGCATTTGCTACGGGATCGAGGTCAAAGGGCCTGAAGGCGTGCAATCGCAGCATCAGTTCGAATTTGAGCGAGAGTTCACCAAGGCTGGAGGAAAATACGTGCTAGCCCGCAGCATCGAACAGGTCCATGAGGCGCTGCTATGAGAGACTTGCTGACCGGGTATTTTATTGGATTAGGAATCGGATCTTGGGTCGGCTTCATGTGGGGAAAGTTTTACTACCGATCCGGCAAGAGAGTAAATCGGCCATGAAGAAAAAGGCACAGCCGCAGGGCAACGCTGCCCACAGGCAGAAGCGTATGCGGCCCACAAAAGCTCACGATTACAGGGAAGATTTTTTCACGCTCGCTGGAAAAGCCGTGCAACTCGACTCGATGTTGAGTACCGTCTGTCATGCCCTCGAGGTAACGCAGATCACCGCGCATGGCTTGGATATCTTGTGGCAAACCGGCCTGAAGCGATGCAATGAACTTCAATCCGAGTTGAGCAAAGCCGACGCCGCCCTCCAATCCTACGTCTCATCCTTCGATGCGCTAAAGACGAATCTACTGCAAGTACTTGATTCTCATGCGCTTCTCACCCGTTCTCAGGTAGTGGAGCGGATCAAGGAGCTAATCAAGTGAGGCTCATAATCGCCATTCTGGTGCTCTCGCCGGTCCTGCAAGCCAAGCCTCACGTTATGCGCTACATCCAATCACACAAGGAGCTTATAGCCTCAGACGCCATAATCTTCGCAGCTTTATCCGCAGACGCAGCTTCAAGCGTTCACTGCCAGTCCATCTCGGTTTCCTGCACCGAGCAGAATCCTTTCCTGAACCGCCGCCCTTCGGTTCCTGCTACCTGGAGTTTTGCAATGGGTTACGCTGGTTCCGTAATCGCAGCGGATCATGCGCTGTGGCACATCACGCGAAACGATAAATTCACAGGCCACCTGATCTGGCTTTCAAGCCTCCCGATCGGCATAATCGAGACGCTGAACGTGAAATCAAACGTGAATACTGCCGAGGGACTTCAGAACGCACGAAATCGGTTGACAATACACTAAATCAGGTATTACCATCCACGCGACGATGGAATTCCTTCCAGCGGGGGAAAAGCCGCTTGCCCTTAGCGGATCGACGCTTCACCTGCCCCCAAGACAATCCCGTTCCGAGAAACGCGCTGAACGCATGGCCTACATCGCCGCGATGAAACCAAACGAGTGTTTCCACGCCAACTGGGTTGTGCGTCAGAGCGGCAGCCGGGGACCGTTGGTACTACAACTCACGTGAGATCCGACGCAGCCAAGAAACGTGACGTTATGAAGTCCGATCTGACCGTTTACGAGTTCCTGCATCACATCAATAAAATCATCAAGACCGTGCCCTACGGAGTAAACTTCTAGATGGACCCGGTTAGTCGCGCTCAGAACAGCGACAATACAGCCAAGAAACGCATTGGGCGCCCGTTTCCAAAGGGTGTAAGTGGCAATCCTGGTGGCCGTCCCAAGAAGCTCCACATCACCAAGATGTATGAGAAGATTCTTGCCAAGCACGGCAATCGTAAGGACATACAAGAATCCCTCATGCGTATATTGACTGGCGGTCGCATGGCCTCTGTGCTGATGCTTAGAGAAATGGCAGAGCGCACAGAAGGCAAGGTAGCTCAAGAAGTAGACATGAACGTGAGTGCGATTGTTCAATATGCCGACGCCGTAGCGCGTGTAAGGGCTAGAAAGCAGAAGAGTGAGCCAGATTGAACTTATCGAGGAGATAGCGTCATTCACTCACGATCCGCTGGGATGCATAAAGTCCATTTTTCCATGGGGCGAAGGCGATCTAAAGGATTCCGCCGGCCCGCGTCCATGGCAAGCTCAAGTAGCGACTCTCATAGGGCAGCATCTTCGGAATCCCGCCACGAGACACACTCCTCTTTGCATAGCTGTAGCCTCTGGACACGACATCGGGAAATCGGCATTTGTGTCGATGATAACCAAGTGGGGATTGTCAACGTGCGAAGATTGCCGGGTGATGATTACGGCAAACAAGGGCGATCAGCTCAAGAACAAGACTCAGCCAGAGGTAGCAAAGTGGTTCAGGTTGGCAGAGGACAAAGAGTTCTGGGAAGTGAAAGCAACGCGCATCAACGTATTGGACCCACAGCATGAGACAAGCTGGCGAGCGGACTTTGAAACTTGGACGGAACAAAACACAGAAGCATTCCAAGGCTTGCACAATATCGGAAAGAGAATCATTGTCATCTTTGACGAGGCCAGCGCGATACCCAAGCCCATTTGGGAAGCTACCGCCGGAGTGCTGTTAGATGAAAAGACCGAGATCATCTGGCTCGTCTTTGGAAACCCGACTCGCAATACAGGGGATTTCCGTGAGTGTTTTGGTAGCGTGGCTCATCGTTGGACGACTTTTCAAATCGACTCTAGAGACGTTGACGGCACGAACAAAGAGCAGATCGCAAAGTGGATAGCGGACTATGGAGAAGATTCAGACTTTGTACGTGTCAGAGTTCGAGGAGAGTTTCCGCGAGCCGGGTCGTCTCAGTTCATTGCAAGCGATGTTGTTGAAGCGGCTCGCAAGTATAAAGCAGAGGCGTACAGCGGATTACCTAAGATTCTGTCTGTGGATGTCGCCCGCTTCGGTGACGATCAGACGGTCATTGGAACCCGACAAGGACGCAAGGCAATCATCCTGAAGCGATTACGCGGCATGGACACAGTTCAAGTGGCTGAGCGAACGATAGAACTCATCAATGAGGAAAAGCCAGATGCAATTGTGGTGGATGGAGATGGAATCGGAGCAGGAGTCGTTGACCAGATCAAGTTCAGGGGCTTCGGTGCCAGGCTATTCGAGTTCCACGGTGGTGCCACTGCTAACGACGCTAGCATGTACTTCAACAGGTCTGCCGAGTGCTGGGGAGCAATGCGCGACTGGCTTGCCGCCGGAGCTGAAATCCCAGACGACAAAGAGCTAGCCTCGAACCTCTGCGGCCGGGAATATGGCTTCACGAACAAGAATCAGATTCAGCTTGAGAAGAAATCGGATATGAAGGCGCGAGGATTGATGTCACCGGATGACGCAGATATGTTGAGTATGACCTTCGCGGTAAACGTGGCAATGCCCAAGCCTGTTCCCAAGCCTGTTTATACCTATCCCGGCGAGCAAGCCGGCGCATGGATGGGCCGATGACGCTCAAGCAGATCCTGGACGCCCCAAAGCCTGCCCGATACACAGGCGCACAGGTGAAAGAAGCCTTGGGCGGTCATCCGTTCTACATCTTTGGCACGGAAGCAGAACTGGCAAAGAGCGAAGCGGTATTCCCGCTCTCATCGCTCAAGGACACCGATACGATCGAGGTCAGAACCTCCAAGCAGCATGCCGGATTTGATTGGGTCATACTCTAAGGAGCCTTTATGCCCTACGAAGTGAAAGAAGCACGCAGTTCCTCGAAGGCCAACGCCCAGGGCACTCCAGCCTTGCACCATATGGAGATCCATCCCGGCGCCAATGGAGGGCATACCGTTACTCACCATGCTGGTCCCAGGAGCGAGCCCTACGAGTCTCACCCATTCAGCGCTGAAGAAGGCCCTAACATGCTTGGGCACGTAGCACAGACTCTTGGGATGACCGCGGAGGAAGAACCTGAACAGGCCGGCCACGAGCAGGAAGCCCCGCTTGACGCAAGAAAAGGCCGTCATACCGCCGCAACTTCAGCGGCTCGCGGAATGTCTCATGTTGAGAACGAGGGAGCGCAGGAAGCGTGATGCCCAACCAACTTTTATGCTGGGTTTGCTGTAAGACAGAATGCGACGATCCGGATAAATGCAACAGGATCGCCAAGAAACGGAACGAGGAGACGAGAAGGCACAACCGCTGGGTTCGATTCACTCACGGGTTGAATCAGGCTATCTCGGCCTTGCGAGGAGATTAAGGTGAGAGAAGAAATTAGGATGGAAATCCTACGTCGCATTATCCAGGCTCCTCTCCGTGAAGCTCTTGCGTTACATGCTTGGAAACGGAGCAAAGCCTACATCGAATACCCCAGCAATCTAAATCCAGACATGACACTGAGACATGTCTAATGCCGTGGGATCAGGTCATGCACAAATGGGGTCAAGGTGAGCTTCACTCCGGCTCCAAGTCAGGCCCAAAGGTTTCATCTCAGAAGCAGGCAGTTGCCATCATGCTTTCGGAGAAACGTGCAGCGAAGCGCGGCAAGAAGGAATATCAGTCCAAAAGTCTAGGTCATCTGATGAAAGGAAAACGCTAATGTCAGGAGAACATGGAGACAGCGGCAAGGACAATCTGGCGTATGTTTCACCCGCCGAGGAGCGGCTTCAGAACCCGCCAACTCCGACAGACATCGACCAGCACGATTACGATCAGCACACAGCAAAGATCAACGAAGCTCAGAGAACCAACAAAGCAGCTAACCGCGAGTCGGAGCGCGGGGCTGGCAGGACAAGGAGACGCTAATGGCATCAAGTGGATCGGTATCACCAGTCAGTTTTGATGTAGCGGATTTCAAGGCGTTGGAACAGCGCGTTGTGGCACTGGAGCGGAAGGTTGGCGTGGCGCCGGTCACGGTTACTCCGGTTCCGGGCGTGCAGCCCCAGCCGGTCCTAGTTGCTCCGGTTGCGCCTCCCAAGTATGCAGGTCCGAATCGCCGGGTACATGCCGGAGTATCTCCCACCGGCCAAGAGAGGAGACACTAATGGCGAAGGGAGTTCAATCGCATTCAGGCGGGGTTTATGATGGATCGGCGCAGTTCGACATAATCAATACCGACCCGTTTCAGGGGCCAATTCAGATTCTTTCGGGAACCGCCGACGTAATCAACATCGACAACAATCTTGGAAACAACTATGTCTGCACCAATGCTGGGGCACTGGACGCGGTAACTCTATCTCGCGTTCCAGTCGGTAACGCTTTGGGCACAGGTCCGGATGATGGTCTGACGATCTGTTTCTGGTCAGCCAGCGCGTTTGCTCACAAGATCACAACCGTAGCCCTGCTTCAGACAGGCGTCACCGGTGGCAAGAACTCTGTGGCTCTCGCGGCATTCGCGGGCGCGGGTGTCATTCTGCGTGCCTATAACGGCCTGTGGCAAGTCACCGGAGCAACCGGAGTTCTGACTTTCGCGTAGGGAGGATAAATGTTCGTCAATCCCGGCATGAATCTAGGGATGCCCAGAGCACCGATCGACGCTCGCAATCCCGGCTTAGGGCCAGCTAGAACGATGGATCCACGCATGGGGTTCCAGCAACCCGGTGGTCCGATGCTTGGCAGCTTCAAGAAGGGCGGGAAGGTCAAGAAAACAGGCAAGTACCTCTTGCACAAAGGCGAAAAGGTTGTCTCGCTCAAGAACGCCATGAAGGGCAAGGAATGATTGACGAAAAGATCATTTCTTGGCGCATCGAAGTTCCTCCCTCAAAAGAATTTGACATAATGACGGATTCCCTTAGAGAAAGCCGGTGGCTGCGCATTCAAATTCTGAGAGGAGTCGATCCACTACCACAAGGAGCGGAATTTGCGTGGCGGGACGGAAAAGAAGGGGTTGCTGTAATTATCACGAGGGATTTCGAGGAATGATCCAGCCCATGGGCAACCGCATCCTCGTGAAGCGAGTTCACCAGAATATGCGTATCACGCTCACCGACGCGGATAAGACCAGAACAGCCAAAGTTCTCGCGGTTGGACCGAAGGTTGTAGAGGTTAAGGCTGGTGATGTTGTTGTCCTACCCGGCATTGCATCGCAATTCCCCGATTGGGAACAGAAAGACACAGTTTTGATAACCGAGGCAGACGTGGGTCTAATCGTTGGCTAAAGAAACTCCTGCACAGCCGAATCCCAAGACAGTTGCTTATCTGAAGCTCGCGCAGACCCGCTGGAAGCTCGCAAGTGATGCAGAGGCTTCGTCTCGCAGGGACTCTCTTGAGGATCTTGACTTCTCGATCGGCAAGCAATGGCCTGCGACAGTCTTGGCTCAGAGGGAGCTTGACGGCAGACCGTGCCTCACCATGAACCGTCAGCCGCAGTTTGTGAGGCAGATCACCAATGAACAGCGTCAGCAGAGACCCGCTCTCCAGATCAATCCTGTGGGCGATGGCGCTACTACTGATCTTGCCAAAATATTCCAGGGATGCGTTAGGCATATCGAGGTTATCTCCGACGCTGAAGTGCCTCGTGATACTGCCTTTGATTCTATGGTGCGTATTGGATTTGGTCATTGGCGTATTGTTACGGAGGAAGTGGGACCGGATGGCGAGCAGGAAATCAAGATCAAGCGCATCCTGAATGCCTTCACGGTCTACTGGGATCCCAATTCAGTCGAGGCTGACCGCTCCGACGCCAAGTGGTGCTTCATTGTCGAGGATCTGCCTCCCGAGGAATACAAGCATCAGTTCCCGAAATCCACTCTCGCGGGATTGTCCGACTTTACGAGCATCGGCGACACCGCTCCCCAGTGGATCACCAAAGAGACGATCCGGGTTGCTGAGTATTTCACTTTTCAGGATGCAGCCGACATCAAGGACGATGACGATGGCGAACCTCTGGCCGAAGAAACCGACGACGCCAAGGCAATCAGGGAAAATTCAGAGCATGTGGTGATGTGGTCGAAGATCAGTGCGCTCGAAGTCCTCGATGGTTATGATCCCGGCAAGCCCAAGAACAAGGGCGGCAAATGGGCGGGCAGTTACATCCCTATCATCACGGTCGTCGGGGACGAGCTGGACGTAAACGGCAAGCGTTACATCGCAGGAATGGTCAGGGACGCGAAAGACCCCCAGCGGATGTACAACTACTGGGTATCAGCGGCAACAGAGGCAGTAGCTCTTGCTCCCAAAGCTCCGTTCATCGCAGCGGAAGGCCAGCTTGAGGGTTTTGAGGATCAGTGGAAACAGGCCAATAACCGCAATTTCTCATATCTCTATTACAAGGCCATAGACGTTTCAGGCAAACCAGTCCCTCCACCGATCCGCAGTTCCGTTGAACCTCCGATTCAAGCAATGGCATTGATGATCCGGCAGGCCGATACGGACCTGAAAGCGACCATCGGGCTTTACGATGCTTCACTCGGCCAAAAGGGACCGGATGAGAGCGGCAAAGCAATTCTTGCGCGTCAAAAACAGGGCGATGTCTCAACCCTGAACTATTCCGACAATATGGCTCGCGCGATCAGGCATGAAGGGCGCGTGCTGATCGACTTGATCCCGAAGATTTACGACACCCCGCGCATTCAGAGGATCATCAATCCCGACAAATCCATCAAGCACGTGGTGATTTACAACGGAGACTCCCAAGCCGATGTTGCACAGCAGCTATTGAGCGAGAATGTTGGAGAGGTTTACAACATCGGAGTAGGTTCCTACGACGTTACGGTTACGGTCGGAAATACCAATACCAAGCGGCAAGAAGCCGTCAACGCGATGATGGAGATAGTGAAGGCCGAACCGCAGCTTATGAATGTGTTCGGTGATCTTCTGCTCAGGAACATGGACTGGGATGGAGCGGACCTTTGTGCCGACAGGATGCAGAAGATGCTCCCGCCTCAGTTACAGGACAATGCCGGTGATCCCAAGACCCAACTGATGCAGGCCCAGCAGCAACTCGCGGCTCTAGGCCAGCAGCACCAGCAACTAACGCAAATCGTGAACCAGCAGACCGAAATCATCAAGACCAAGCAGGTTGAATCACAGGCCAAGATTCAGATTGCCCAGATGCAGGAACTATCCCAGCAAGCCATCGTCAAGATGCAGGAAGCAACTAAGCTGGCAGTCGCCCAAATGAATGCCTCGAAGGACATGAACCAGCAGTTCGCAGAGAACGAGATAAATCAGTATCAGATCATGCATGATGCTGCGCACGAAAAGGCAATGGCAGGCCAGCAGCAGGCGCACGAGCAGAGTTTGGCCCAGCAAGGTGCATTGCAGGACCAGCAGTCTCAAGCCTCCCAACAACAGGCCGACAGCCAATCCCAGGATTCAAGCCAATGGCATGAAGCAGGCATGGCGGCGATGCAGCCGCAGAATGGAAACGGAAATGCCGGATCGTGAAGTAGTAGTGAGCAGCACGAGTGATAGCCAAGAGGACGTTAACATCGCAGCAGGTCTGCCCCCTGAAGGCATTCCTGAAGTTCCTCCCAAGAAGGAAACGGTTGAGGGAAAAGCATTCAAGGAGATCCGCGAGAAGAAAACTGATCTAAGCTCGAACGCTCAAAAGCGCATCGACAAACTGACACTCCGAGCGAATGAAGCGGAACGCCAACTCGCTGAACTCAAGCAGCAAGTGGAGTCAGGCAAGGAAAAGAAGATCGAGCAGCTTCCAGAAACACCTTCACCAGAGGGAAGGCCCGGTCGAGCGCAATTCAAGTCCGACGATGAATGGATCGAAGCTGTTGCAAAGTGGACGATCAACAAAGAACGCCAAGCGGAGACAGCCAGAGAACAGGAAGAAGAACTCCGAGCCAACTTCGATGCCCATATCGCCAGGGTGAACGAAGCCAAGGAAAAGTACGACGATTGGGACGAGGCGAGCGAAGAAGCCCACAACATTCCCGTGGCAGTTTACAACGCACTGATTGAGATGGAGAACAGCGGCGAGATCATGTATTACCTCGCAAAGCATCCTGAAGTCTGCGATGGGATGACCGCAACGACCCAATACGCCGCATTGCGGGAACTGGGGAAGATCGAAGCGCAGCTTGCTGCCCCGCCAGTCGCAGCCAAGCCAAAGACCAACGCACCCCCTCCCATTACTCCCGGAGGACGCGGTGCTACACGAACTTCCAGGCCGCTTGATGATCCTGAAGTCGGCTATCAGGAATATAAGAAACGGAGAGCGGCCGGAGAAAGCTAGACGACTGCGAGCGTTACTCGCTGCGTATCAGAGGTAGAAGCACCCGCGACCTGCCTTGCGCCGGTCAGAACTCCACCGAATCGGAAACGGTGAACTCGAAGCAGTTTCCAATTCTAAAAGGAGCTTCTGATGGCTAATCAGCTTTTAACAATCAGCATGATTACCAGGGAAGCTTTGCGGGTGCTAGAAAACACCTTGGTTTTCACGAAGTTTGTCCGCAGGGACTTCGATGACAACTTCGGCAAGTCCGGCGCCAAAATCGGCACCGTGCTCAACATCCGCAAGCCGCCCCGGTACATCGGTCGCGTCGGTCAAGGACTCTCGATCGAAGATGCGACAGAAACAAGCGTCCCGCTGGTTCTCAATACCCAGCGCGGCGTTGACATCGCTTTCACCTCACTGGACCTGGCGCTGAACATCGACGATTTCTCGGAACGGTTCATCCGTCCGGCAATCGCCAACGTAGCCAACTTCATTGATTATGACGGACTTCAGCAGTATAAGAACGTATTCAACGAAGTAGGAACTCCGGGCACCGTTCCAAACGCGCTACTGACCTACCTCAACGCTGGTGTGGCGCTTGATAACCAGGCCACCCCGCGCGACAGGGAACGGTCACTGGTGATCTCCCCGCAGATGCAGGCAACAATCGTGGATGCCCTCAAGGGTCTGTTTCAGGAGTCGGACGAAATCGCCCGACAGTATGAAATGGGCACGATGGGACGCACGATCGGCATGAAATGGTCCATGGACCAGAACGTGCCGACGCAGGTTGTTGGCTTGCAAGGCGGTACCCCGATTACCACCTCGGCGGTCGGTCAGGTTGGCTCCAGCATCCTGACTCAAGGCTGGACTGGAACGGTTGTCA